TATCATAGAATGTTGAGATGTACCCTTGTTCTGCTACAACTCCGGTGTTGTAAAACATAACAGTAAGACCTTCTAATGAGGTAATACCATCAATACCGTTTGTTAAATTGCTTACTAATACACCGTTAACTTGATCGTACGGCAATGTACTAATTACGTCAACACGATTGTTACCCGGGAAGTTGTATTCATCTTGTGCATCTTTTGCAGGTACCGTAAATGTTACGATACCAACATCAATTCCGTTATTTTCTACACCAAATACATCACGTGTTTGTACGTTAGTTTGTGTAGGATCAAAACCAGTTACACCCGGAGCACCTTGTATCCAAAATGAACTTGGTTGATTAACACTAAAACGATACGTACCGCCACGTAATAATGTTAGTGTTGGGTTAGTAGAACCTTGTGTTTGTCCATCAGCAGTAACCGTGTAACCATTAGTACTGTTAGTAATAATGTAGTCAGTCGCATTGAAAACTGTTTCAGTACTAATAGTGACTGGGTCCGGACCTTCAGCTAACCAATAGTATTGATTAAAGTTAATAATTTGGTCTAGATTAGTAAAGCTATCCCAAGAATAGAATTGACTAGTGAATAATCTATTGTTATCATTAGTGATTGCACCTTCTAATTTCAATGCATCAATGATGCCTGGATAACTAATAAAGTCTTGTGCAGTGCTTGTATCTTTTTTGAGAAACGTTACACCTGGATCAAGTTGATAATCTGTTCTTACTTTGGTTGGTTCAGTAACATATTTGTCTTTGGCATTTACACCATAACCAAATTTACTACCTACATATCCCTCAATCTTTTTAGTATTAGGTTGATCTACAATTTGATCTAATGTAGCACTTAAAAATTGACTATTAGTTGGTGTTTTAAATATTTCAGGTAGAAAATTTAATGTTCTTATTCTTGTTGCCATCGTTTCTCTCTATGGTTATCTTATACTTATGCTATTTGTAATTCGGCTGGAGTAAGTGCTGTAATAACAACAACATCGTTTGCTGTTGCACCATTGGCAAATATTTCATATGGAGCAGCCTTAATCTCATACAAATCACCAAAGCTCATTGTAGGATCGTTAGGTACTAACACAGCCGAACTAATCAATTCACCTATCTGTGCGTGTAAGTATGCACTTAACTCACTAAAATAGAATGTATCTCCAAATGTCCAGTTATTAATGTTGAAATAATCATTCATAGTAGAGAGAACTGCACTACGAATTTCACTGTCGCTTGCATTTGTTGTAGATGATTTAATAACTTTAATTGTACCTCTTAGTGCTGATGGTGCTTTAGGACCAAACAGCGGCAAGAATACAACACTGTTAAGAATAATACTATCACTTAACATTTTGTAATCGTATAATGTACCATAAGCTTGACTCAACTCATTAATTGTAGGTCTTGTTGGCTCAGGTACAGTATTGGTAGTATCTTGTATCCAGTTTTGATAAGCTGTGTAGTAAGCCTGTGTTACTACATACAAATCAATGATGTTTGTAGTTGCTGGATCAATGCGTGTTGTGTTGTTGCTATTATGTCTGTATTGAAAACTCAAGCCTTGACGACCCGGCTTCATTGAATACTGAGGTTGATTAGTTACAACATAGTATGGTGTATTAATCGTTTGGTCTTGTGCAGTAATGTAGAACAAGTTATCAGTGTATGCATAGAATAATTGACCTTCAGGATATTCATATTTTACTACTTCAATCTGTGTCTTAGTTGCATAGGAATAAACAACGTCACTTGATGATATCAATTGATAGCGTGATAAATTAACCGCGTCTTGTAATAATTCAAAGAAGGTGTAGATACCAATGTTTGAATTACCATTTGTGTAACCAGTAACTTCCAAAAAGAAATCAGGGTTGCTAACAATAGTTCTATCGTTAACATCAATACTAGCAACTTCAACTTCAAAATCGTTTACATAGCCGTCACTCTCAACAGTTTGTCCAATAATACTAACCGGAATAGCATTAGCTAACGGGTAGTTACTACCTGGTTGTGTGTTCGTTATTAATACTTTAACAAAGTCTTGCAGTACTTTTCCACTGAACGGATCATAAACTAATTTACCTGTTTCAAATGTGAAACGTGTGTCAGCTACACTACCAAAGTAGTATGCCAATGAACGATATGATACACTGTAACGGTTACTACCTAAACTTAAAAAGTTAACAAAATAATTAGTTGCATTGTATGCACCTATACTCCAACGATCTTGTGAGACAGTTAAACTGTTGTTGAATATTAAACTAAAACTTTGATTCAATTCCATTCTAACAATACATTCTTGTAATACGATATTAGGCAATGAATTATCAAATGCCGGTAATACAGTAGAAACAATTGCACCTTGTGGTACATAACCATTTAATGTGACGGGACCAGTACCATTACTGAATGCTCCTTCACCGTTATTGTACCCATCGCCTACCACACTTAACACAGTAGTCCAAATGTATGTTGGATTTGAAGGGCCAGCAATACCTGCAACTAATCGATTATTTGAATCAAAATAATAACCACTAGGGGCGATAAATTTAATCATGGCACCTTTAGTTACATATTTCATATTGTAAGTAGAGTATGTGCCTACTGGAATAGGAACGTTATCACTGCCGCTTATGTTGAAAAAATAACCAGTTAAACTACTAGCATCAACTGTTTCTTCTTGCCAAAATACAGTACCATCACCTGATGCCGCATTAACAGGGTAGCGGGTGTAATTTTGTATATAATATTGTCTTGCTCTTATTTTTTGTTGAAGATTTGATTCAGAACCTAAAATAGCGGCTAATGTGTCTGTTAAGAATGTAACAATATCACCAGATGAATTGATAGTTAATAACTCAGTACCGTTTGTAGCATTCTGATACATGCCTCCGTCACTTGAAAAACTATTAGAGCTGGAGTATTTTCCGGTAGGATCTAAAAGGTCTAAGTTCTTTGATACACCCACTGAACTGCGATTAATAGCTTTGCTTTTAATAATTGAACTGTATAATGTATATGGGAAATTGTTGTAATCTTCACCATTAACCATTCTGTTCTGGGTGTAGTAGCGAGAAGGGGCACGTTGTTTAATATTTGCTAAAGTTTCTCTTGCTTGTGCATTCGACACTGGTAATTGTAATTCTAATCCTAATGTAAGTGTTTCTGTTCGTCCTACTCTACTAATATAACTTATTGTAACCGATAGATTCTGCATTTCAGTTGGATCAATAGTGTATGTCAATGCATTACCTGCACGAACATACGATCTAAATGTTCCAACTGGAATCTCGGAAAATACTCCATCACCAAAAGTGTAACTCACTTGGTCATTAAATCTAGAAGCAACACTGAATATTCTACGAACACTACTTTCTGTTTGTAAGTAAGCGTCTGCATAAACATTCTCTACTTGCTTCCATAGAGTTCTTGTAACAGTTGAACTGTTATCTGTACTTAATTGATACAACCATGTATCAGTATTGTTAACACCTTGAATATCACCAATATCAACTACTTGGTTAGATATTTGTTGTGCTAAATTGAAATCAAAGTTCTGTAAATCACCTTGTTTAAAGTAAAAGAAGAAGCCTGTGTTTGGGCTACCGTAACCTAATTTGTCGTTACGATACAACATGTTCATTTTACCACTAGGCGCCGGTGGAATTTCGTAAACATAATCTTCACCTAAACTAGTTGCGCTAACTAGTTCAAAGTTCATTGTTTGATTATCGACTGTACTAGTGAATGGAACGATAGGTAAGTTAGCAGGAGGAATATTAATAGCATACTCGTCTGTTTTAATACCTAAAATTTGAGCACTATTGCCCGGACGACCAACACGCTGACTATTAATCAATGTAGCATTGATGATTGTATTAAATTGTTCTAACCAATTGATGTTTGCAGGATCATTCCATAATATAGTTTGGTTACTTAAGTTGTAGCCATTCAAATCAGTAATGTTTTCACTTGTTTGAATACTTACTACTTTGATATATCCTTGGCCTGCTAAGTTACGTTTAGCAGTGTAACTAACTAAGTTGGCAAGTTTAATAACACTGTCTCTGCGTTCAGCAGTATCAATGAAGTTTTCACGTGCATTCAAATCGCTACGGAATGCAAGACCTTGACCCATAAACGCAATAACGTCTAGTAGGGCGATAAACTCACTAGATTCAATGTAATCGTTGTATGTTTCAGGATAGTAAACACGTAGATAATCTATGAAACTTTTACGCAATGTTTCATAATCATATGAACGGAAATCGGCTTCACGGAAAGTTTGATAGATTGCTTTCCAATCGTTAACGCCAAATAATGCTGATTGTCTTGAACTTGTAGCCATGGTATGTTCTCTTTTATGTATTTATCATAAATGAAAACACCACTTTTGTAAGATATTACTGAATGAGTGCTTGATTCGTGGTATTATTAAAGAAAACACTTAGTATTTGTGCATTATTGAATGGTGTTACTGCCATCTCAACTTCAATTAATATGCCGTTTTCTTGGGGGTATGCGCTAACAGTATTAACTATCATTCTTGGGTCTTGATTAGCGACTCGTCTAATTTCAGTCTCTAACATGTTCTGGACATCAAACGTGTTTGGTTCAAAAACAAATGACCAAAGAGTAGTACCATAGCCCGGATTACCAACCTTCTGTCCTTGTTGAATATTCAGTGCATTTAAAAAGTCTTGTATGACTAATTGTTCATCAACTAATCTAAACTTTTTACCAGGAATAACCGATTGAGTAACTGATCCTACTCCACCTGCAATGCCCGCTGGCAGATTAGTTGATTTGGGCTTATTAGCGTTAATTGTACTGAATCCTATGTATGTTGGCATATGTTATCCTATATTATATTTAGCACGGATCAACTTATTACGCT